GTATATTCTATAAGAGCTGTTTGTATTGAAGCGGATGTTTCTATAATGCCACTTGTTTGTAAGTTTAAAGAGGCAAAAGCATCAAACATTGCTCCACCTGAACCAGCACCATCTGAATAAATAACTTTAGTTTTACCAGAAGGTATAGTTATTGTAGCTCCAGAGCCTTGTTTAATAATAATAGATTGAGAACCAGATGTTCCATTTTCTATAATCCACAACTTAGAAACTGTGTTTGGTCCTATAGTAATAGTACAAGTAGAATCTAAAGTACCTGTATATTTTAAGAACATAGACCTACCTGGGTCTGTAGCTCCATCAGCTATAGTAGTAGTATGCGTATCAGCATTAGTTGTAATAGCTTCTGTGCCATAACTAAAAGCTTCTGCTATTAACTCAAGATTGGTATTTGTAGTATCACCCCATGTTCCACTAGCATCACCAGTAGCCATCTCGTTTAATCTTAAATCATTTACATATGAACTTGCCATTTTTATTCCTCGTATTAATTATATTGTATCAAGCAACTTCACTCCAGTCTGGATTTTGTGTTGTTGATACTTCTTGATAATTAGATGTTTGTGTTGTTGTTATTGTTTGATAATTTGGTGTTTGAGCTGTATCTACAAGTCCCCAAATATTAACTCCTTGTATATTACCTGTTGCATTTAATCCTTCTACTTCTACTAAAGCTTTACTTATTGCAGTAACACTTCCTAATGCAGTAGTTCCTACATTGCCTGTAACTGTAAGTACATTGTCAGATGTTGTTGTAACACTTCCTAATGTGCTTGTAATAGCTATTCCAGTAGGAACTACAACAGCAGAAGCTTTTACAATCTCATCTCCAACTTCTAATGTTGTTGCTACTGCAGAAACACCTGTTACTGCTGCACCTGCTGTAATTGCATTACCTAGTGCTGAAGTACCTGCATTTCCTGTTACAGAAGTATTTGCTTCTGCTACAACAGTTTCATTTCCTAAAGCTGATGTACCTACATTTGTTGCTGCTGTTACATTTGCTTCAGCAACTATAGTTTCATTTCCTAGAGCTGATGTTGCACTTAAACCTGTTACTACTACTAATGCTGTAGCTACAACAGTTTCACTACCGAGAGTTGCTGTGCCAGAAACTCCTGTAACGACTACAGGTATTGGTTCTCCAAAGGTTAGTTGACCCCAGGTACCTCTACCCCAGCCTGTTACGTTAGCCATTTTAGGCTATTCTAATAATTGCGTTTGAAGCGTCTGCTGCTGGAAATTGAATAGTGAAGTCGCCATTAGTTGATGTTTTATCTCCACCAAAATCTAAGACACATACTGATGGGTCACTAGTTGCAGCTTCATTATAAATTAAAGCACCTCTAGCTGTAATTGTAGCTGTACTAAAAGTTAAATCATTAAAGTCTGTTAATGCAGTTGTTCCAGATGTAGTAGGAGTAACACTTGTTAAAAATGCACCTTTAGCTGTATAACCTGTTCCACTTGCTTCATTACTTGAAGTATATGCAGTAGTTCCTGCACCTAATGATGCACTACTTGTATATAAAGCTAGTTTAAATACATTACTTGCTGCAGTAAAATTATGTGTAGCAGTCATTAATTCTTTTTTAAATGATGTACACATTGCTTGTGATATTGCCATTATATTCTCCTTATGATATCAGCCATTTGTTTATGACCTTGTTTTTCTAATAAACCTGCTACTGTTGCTCTATCACTTGCAATAGCTTGCTTTATATATAATAAAATTACTTGTTGTATTGTATCTTTAAAAGCTTCTGCCTGGGCTTTCACCATAGGGTCTGCATTATCACTAATACTTACAATTTTATTTACTACTCTTTCTGTCCAATATTCTGGACTTAAACCTGTATTATTGGTTGTTTCTACACTTACAGTTCCAACTGTTGGTTTTACATCTACACTAAACATTAACTTACCTGTTGTCTTACAGGACCACTTCTATAGTTGTCCTTAGTATTTTTGCCTTCTCCTAAATTTTTAAGTCTAGAAACTGCTTCATTAAATCTATTCTGATAATTTGTAAGTACATCTGGTTCACCTTTCATAAAAGTATAAGCTTCTACTAAAGAGCCATATAACAAACAATCTGATGCATTTGTTCCTAACCAACTAGTTCCATCTGCAGATGTTGTAATTGATGTTGGAGTATATTCATAGTGTAACTCTACTGTTAAATTACTATTAGGTGTAGGAGCTACAATAAAACTATCTTCATCAAATCTTGCATAATACTTAGGAATACCTGTTGATGTGCTATCAGGATATGCTTCTCTTATAAAAGCTACATCTTTATATAATAAGAATTCATAACCACTATTATCTACAGATAATGAATGTGCTGCTAAAAAATCAGTTGGGCATGATAAATACTCATTACCATTAGTTAAACTACCTGTAACATTTTTTCTAAAAAATGGTAATGATACAAGTTTTTGTATTCTATCTTCAGTAGTAACTATAAAGTCATCTAAATTATTATTAAATGTAGTTTCAGTATTATTTGTATAATCCTGTATTGCTGTTTTTAATGTTGTATATGTCCAAGCCATTATTCTGTACTCACTGTTACTGTTCCTACTTCAGCACTAGATAATATTCCTGTACCTGCAACTGGATTAAATCCATAGTAAGAAGTTGATTCTTTTCTACCTCTATCTGGTCTTGGATTAAATAATGATTCATTATCTGATGTATCAAGTTCACCTAGTTTATATTGAGGATGGTCAACATCAAAACAACTATTACATACTCTTAATCCATTACGAATACTATCTTGTATTTCATATTGTAAATCGTTTAGCTTGTAAGTGAAACCACATCTATCACAATCACCTAAAGCTTTTTTTCCTGCAGCATACATTATCTATAAGCTTGCATATCAGGTACGAACTTAACTGATGCTCTTTCTCTGTCAGCATCACTTACATCATTCCAAAGTTCATCGTACCTTTGTTTAATCATAGGAACTCTATTTTGTGCTTCTGGTATTTTACAAGCTAAGTTATAAGCTAATGCATATGTTAAGCATGGTAGATATCTACTAGGTACATCAGCATTATTACTTGCTACTGCACCAGCATCATCTAATCTTTTAATATAATCATATACTAAAGTATAAGTTTCGGCAGAATCAGGAGTTGCCCATAAAACAATTTTATTAGAGCTAGTGCCTTTATCTACATAGAACTGTGTTGGTTTAGATTGTAGTAGTTTGCTAGCTTGATGATTATATTGAGTTCTAGATATTCTATTTAATCTTTGGTCAAATTGATTTGCAGTATTACCTGCATCAGTTCTGATAAAAGCATCAACTACTTCTAATGCACTTGATTCAATAGTATAGCTATTTGTACCAGCAACTAAAGTTGCAGAAGCTTGCTCTATTGTCCAAAGATTTAGTCCTTTGTTTTGCCATTCTAAGAATATAAGATTTAAAGCTCTTTTAGCTCCTTTATAGTCATAACCAGAACGTAATTCACTACCACATAAATCATAGGCTTCTTCCATGATATCGGCTAAGTCTAATGTAAATGCTGTTGTTCCACTTGTTGCCATTATTTGCTCTTAATTTTTTGAATTAGCTTTTTTATCAATTAATTCTTTTTGAAAATTATATTCTGATTTTGAATCTTTACTTTTTAATTTAATAAGTTCTTCTTTTAGTTTAAGTTTTTTTAATTTTTTTTGTATTGATTCTAATGTTTCTGTATCTCCACCACCATCAAATCTATTTCTTTTCATAATTTATTCCTAATTAACACTTCCACCTTCTACGAGCCTGTCTAATTCTTGAATTAGGGTCGTTTCTGGTTTTAGCTGAACTTCTTTTAAGTTGTCCTAAAGACCTTGCACAATAAGATTTTCTGCGTTTAGCAGCTTTACTACCTTTCTTTACTTTGCCTGTTACTGCTGTTTTTAACTTAGAACCTGGATTAGCTTTACGATAAGCTGCAACTCCTTTCTTAGTCATACCAGCACCAGACTTAGTGCTACGA